GATCACCGAATTGCACTTCAGTTCGGTGGTGGTAATGAGGAGACGAATCTCTGGACGCTCTGTACCGAATGCCATCGACAAAAGTCTGCTCGTGAAGCGGCGGGTGGTATGCCGGACCCGACGCTGCCGGAGGTGTCCGGAGGTAGTGGCAGAGCGGACGACATCATCGGACTGTAACCCGACCCCGGGGGGGTATCATCCGGCGTAAAAAACGATCGCTTTGGACACCGCGCCCCCTCTCACGCAGAGAAAAAATTCCCGTTTCAGGGCAGTTAACATGTTAACTGGCTGCCCGGGCATTTTTGCGGTTTTTATCTTTATTATTCAGTTTGTTGTGCGAAAAAAATGTTAACTGGCTTTTTCAGCAAATGTTAACCAGGCAGCAGTTAACATTTGCGGCATGAGACGCCGGGAAAAATGGGCTGAACCATACCCGGCTGAGTGCGTTCTGGACCCGGGAGGAGGCTGTGCTGACAACGCAAAAACGAAAATTTGCGCTGGCGCTCATGTCCGGGAAAAACAAAACAGCGTCAGCCATTGCCGCCGGTTATTCGGCGAAGACCGCCAGGGTTAAAGGCTCGCAGCTGGCAAAAGATCCGGAGGTGCTCGCGTTTATAGCCCGTAAACAGTGCGAAACGGTGGAGGTGGATGAGGTTCCTGTTTACCGGCAGAAAAAATCAGAGCAGGAGGATAAACCCCGTCGCCGTGAGGCGGCTGCAATACCACAGCCGGACGAAAACAATCTGGAGATGCCACCGTCCGCGGTGATGTCTCCTGGTATTGAATATATGGAGGATGGTCTTCCCGATCCGGTGAAAGCCATGGGGCGGATCCTGGTGGAAAACCTCTGCATTGATCCGAAACTGGCACTGGATGCGGCCTGGCGTCTGGCGCAGTTCACGCACCATAAAAAAGGGGATACCGGGAAAAAATCGGCAAAAGGTGATGCCGCGAAAAAAGCGGCTAACCGTTTTGCGGTGCCACCGCCCCCCCGACTGGTGGTGAATAACGATAATGAGGGCAACGGATGATACCTGTATGGAGCACAGCCTGCCCGGACTGGGCAGAGCGCCTGAAAAAGGGGCTGTCGATTATTCCGGATCCGATTTATCCGGACGAGGCCGCACATGCCCTGGCGATTTTTAAACAACTGCGGATTGTGGATGCACCTGGTAGCCCTACGTTCGGGGAGTCCTGTGCACCGTGGGTGTTTGACCTGGTGGCGGCCCTGTTTGGCTCCTACGATGCGCAGACCGGTGTACGCCATATCAAGGAAGTTTTTATCCTTATCCCCAAGAAAAACTCGAAGTCCACGCTGGCCGCGGGGATCATGATGACTGCACTGTTACTGAACTGGCGGCAGGCGGCGGGTTACACGATTCTGGCCCCGACTGTGGAGGTGGCGGCCAACGCCTTCAACCCTGCCCGGGATATGGTACGACGTGACGATGATCTGGATGACCTCTGCCAGGTACAGACCCATATCCGGACCATCACCCACCGAGTGACGGACACCACCCTGAAGGTGGTGGCAGCCGATCCGAATACGGTGTCCGGTATCAAGTCCGTGGGTACGCTGATTGATGAGTTGTGGCTGTTTGGCAAGCAGTGCAAGGCGGAGGACATGTTACGTGAAGCCATAGGCGGCCTTGCCTCCCGCCCGGAAGGGTTTGTGGTGTATACGACCACCCAGTCGAATGAACCGCCCGCCGGGGTGTTCAGACAGAAACTGCAGTACGCCCGGGATGTGCGCGACGGCAAAATTCATGATCCGCACTTTCTGCCGGTGATATTTGAACACCCTCCTGAAATGGTGGAAAGCGGGGCTCACCTGCTGATGGAAAACCTCGCCATGGTCAATCCGAATCTCGGCTATTCAGTGGATGAGGCCTTTCTGTACCGGGAGTACCGTAAAGCCCGGGAAGCCGGTGAAGAGACATTCCGGGGGTTCATGTCAAAACACGCCAATGTGGAAATTGGTCTTGCCCTGCGCTCTGACCGCTGGGCGGGGGCTGATTTCTGGGAAGAGCAGGGCCGTTGTATCAGCCTGGACGATATCCTGCGTCGTGCTGATGTGGTGACGGTGGGGATTGACGGCGGAGGGCTGGATGATCTGCTGGGGATGTATGTGATTGGGCGTGACCGGGAGACCCGCGAATGGCTGGGCTGGGGCCATGCCTGGGCGCATGAAACCGCGGTGGTCCGACGGAAGAGCGAGGCGTCCCGGTTTCAGGATCTTGTTGCCTGTGGAGATATGACCATTGTCCGGCGTGTCGGGGATGACACGGCGGAAGTGGCGGAATATGTGCGTCGCATTCATGAGGCTGAGTTACTGGACCATATCGGTATTGACCCGTCAGGGGTGGGGCAGATTCTGGATTCACTGGCGGAAGCCGGGATCCCCGACGGAATTGTGGTGGGGATAAGCCAGGGCTGGAAACTGGGCGGGGCCATTAAAACCACCGAGCGCAAACTGGCTGAAGGGGTGCTGGTGCATGGTGACCAGCCCCTGATGGCCTGGTGTGTCGGCAATGCCCGGGTGGAGCCTAAAGGTAACGCCATTCTTATCACCAAACAGGCCAGTGGACGGGGAAAAATTGACCCGCTGATGGCGCTGTTCAATGCGGTCTCCCTGATGTCCCTTAACCCGGAACCGAAAAAGAAAGAATATGCGGTTTTTTTCATATAACCCTGTTCACACTGTAACCATCACGAACCGCTCCGGCGGTTTTTTTATTTTCAGGAGGCTGATGTGACTCTTAAACGGGCCTGTTCCCTGCTGACGGTGAAATCCTTCAGTGAGGATGAACGGGTGATCACCGGGATTGCGTCAACGCCTTCTCCGGATCGGGATGGTGACATCCTGGAGCCGGAGGGCGCGGAGTTTGGCAGTGCGATCCCGTTTCTCTGGCAGCATGACCATTCCCGCCCGGTAGGCCAGTGTACGGTGCGCCGGGTCAGCGAAGGGCTGGAAATCACGGCAACACTGGTGAAGCCCGTACCGGATATGCCGTCGCAACTGGCTGCCCGGCTGGATGAGGTCTGGGCGGCCATTAAGACCGGGCTGGTCAGGGGGCTGTCCGTGGGCTTCCGTCCCCATGAATACACCTTTCTGGACGGAGGCGGACTGCATTTTCTGCGCTGGGAACTGATGGAGGTGTCTGCCGTCACCGTGCCCGCGAATGCGGAATGCACCATCCGGACCATTAAATCTTACGACCGCCCGTTTTCTGCCGCGTCCGGCAACCGGAAACCGGTGGTGAAAATCGCATCTTCTGCCGGCGCTGCGGCACAGTCAACAACCGTTTTTCATAAGGAAAAGACCATAATGAATATTGGCGAACAGATTAAAAGTTTTGAAAACAAGCGTGCAGCGCTGGCAGCCTCCCTTGAGGAGGTCATGACCAAAGCCGCAGAGGAAGGGCGCACGCTGGATGTGGAGGAGGAAGAGCATTACGACAACACCGCAGCGGAAATCCGTCAGGTGGATGCGCACCTGAAGCGCCTGCGTGAACTGGAAGCCGGTAAGGCCGCCACGGCGCAGCCGGTGAAACAGGCCGGTAACGGGAATGTGGCCGCGGTGGCTTCTGCGCCGGTGATCCGTGTGGAGCAGAAACTGGATAAGGGGATTGGCTTCGCCCGCTTTGCCAAATCGCTGGCTGCGGCTAAAGGCGTCCGATCTGAAGCCCTGGAAGTGGCCCGTCGTCAGTATCCGGATGACAGTCGTCTGCATCATGTCCTGAAATCGGCAGTGGGCGCGGGGACCACCACGGATCCGCAGTGGGCAGGCAGCCTGTCTGAATATCAGGAATACGCACAGGACTTTATTGATTACCTGCGTCCGCAGACCATTATCGGGCGATTTGGTCAGGGCGGGATCCCTGCACTTCGTCAGGTGCCATTCAATATCCGTGTGCACGCCCAGGTGTCCGGCGGTGCTGCCGGCTGGGTGGGTGAGGGTAAGGCAAAACCCCTGACGAAGTTTGATTTTGAATCCATCACCTTCAGTCATGCGAAGGTGTCGGCCATTGCGGTACTGACGGAAGAATTGATCCGTTTTTCCAGTCCGGCTGCTGATGCACTGGTCCGTAATGCGCTGGCGGAAGCGGTGGTGGCGCGTCTGGATACAGACTTTGTGGACCCGAAAAAAGCCGCAGTGGCAGATGTCTCCCCGGCGTCCATCACCCATGATGTGAAGGGCACGGCATCAACCGGTAACCCGGATGCGGATGCAGAGGCTGCGTTTGGACAGTTTGTGGCAGCAAACCTGCAGCCCACCGGTGCGGTCTGGCTGATGTCCAGCACCAATGCCCTGGCACTGTCCATGCGTAAAAATGCGCTGGGTCAGAAGGAATACCCGGACATGACCCTGCTGGGTGGCTCCTTCCAGGGGCTGCCGGTGATTGTCTCCCAGTACGTGGGTGACCAGCTGGTGCTGGTGAATGCCCCGGATATTTATCTGGCTGATGACGGCGGCGTGGCAGTGGATATGTCCCGCGAGGCATCACTGGAAATGCAGTCTGAGCCGACCGGCGACAGTACCACGCCGTCCCCGGTGGAGCTGGTTTCCATGTTCCAGACAGGCAGCGTGGCCATCCGTGCGGAGCGCTGGATCAACTGGCGTCGTCGCCGTACTGCGGCGGTGGCGGTGATCACCGGAGTGAACTACGGCAGTGCGTCCGGCGGCTGAGTCTGATAAGGAGGACGGGAGGCGTGCGCCTCCCGTAACAGGTTATGGCAAAGATCCGATATCTGCAGGGCACGCATGATGCCCGGGCCGGGGATATCCGTGATGTGGCACAGCCGTGTGCGGAGGTGCTGGTTCGCCTGGGAAAGGCGGAGTACATCACGGTGCGACGTCCGGCAGGTCAGAAAAAGAAACGTGATGCGGAGCATGGCGAATGTGGAACCTTTTACGGCGAACCCGAAAAAACCAGAAATCAGGACGTGACGTAAGAGAGGCGGGCTGGACCAGCCTGTTTCAGGCGGTGGCTGAGCCCTTTTCCGGCGCCTGGCAGCAGGGCGTGAAAGCCGATCCTGAAGCCGTCCTCTCCTTTCATGCGGTGTTTGCATGTATTTCGCTGATATCCCAGGATATCGCCAAAATGCGGCTGCGTCTTATGCAGACGGATGCGCATGGGATACGCAGGGAAACGCGCCGGGGGGATATTGCCCGCCTCTGTCGTCGTCCCAACGCCCAGCAGAACCGCATCCAGTTTTTTGAACTGTGGCTGAACGCCAAACTGCGTCATGGCAATACGGTGGTGCTGAAAATCCGTAATGCCCGGGGGCAGATCAAAGAACTGCGTATTCTGGACTGGAGCCGGGTTGAACCTCTGGTGGCGGATGACGGCGAGGTGTTCTACCGCATCACGCCGGACCGGAACTGCGGGATCACGGAGGCGGTGACGGTGCCTGCCCGGGAAGTGATCCACGACCGGTTTAACTGTTTTTTTCATCCGCTTATAGGATTGCCGCCGGTGTATGCCGCCGGGCTGGCGGCCACGCAGGGGCATCATATTCAGGAAAATTCGACGTCTTTTTTCAGAAATGGCGGCAGGCCGTCCGGGGTGATTGAGATCCCCGGCAGTATTACGGAAGAAAATGCGAAAAAACTGAAGAGCAACTGGGACAGCGGGTATACAGGCGAAAATGCGGGGAAAACGGCCATTCTGAGCAACGGGGCAAAATACAACCCCACGACGTTTTCACCTGTGGATGCGCAGACGGTGGAACAACTGAAGATGACCGCTGAAATTGTCTGTTCGGTGTTCCGTGTCCCGGCCTACAAGATTGGCGTGGGACAACCGCCTTCCAGTGACAACGTGGAGGCGCTGGAGCAGCAGTATTATTCCCAGTGCCTGCAGACGCTGATTGAGTCCATTGAACTGTTACTGGATGAGGCGCTGGAAACGGGGGAAAACGAGAGTACAGAATTTGATGTCACCACGCTGCTGAGAATGGACAGTGAGCGGCGCATGAAAACGCTGGGGGATGCGGTGAAAAATACGCTTCTCACGCCCAATGAGGCCCGTAAACGGGAGAACCTGCCGCCCCTGGCCGGCGGTGATGCACTGTATCTTCAGCAGCAGAACTACAGTCTGGAGGCGCTGTCCCGTCGTGATGCCCGTGAGGATCCGTTCGCGTCTGCCGGGAAAACAGTTTCATCACAGCTGCCTGACGGCGCATCTGACGGTAATAAGGCAATCAGTGAAACAGAGCATGATGCGGTGAAAGCGATGTTCAGGGGGGATACTGAGAAAATGACGGAACGGGAACTGTCCATTATTCGTGCACTGGGAGAAGAATTCTCCACAGTGCTGGCGGATTTACAGCGCACATTTGAGGGGAAGATGGCCTCGCAGGCACAAGCGTTTGAAGAGAAACTGACTTCCCTGTCGGCGGTATTACAGAAGCATGTGACGGTGGATGAGGTGCGTCCGGTTCTGCAGGCGATGGTGGATGACGCTGTGGGGGCCATTCCGGTACCGCGTGATGGTCGTGATTATGATCCGGATGTACTGCAGCAGGCGGTGAATGATGCGGTCGCAAATATTCCGCAGCCGGCGGACGGTAAAAGTCTCACCCCGGATGATGTGCGTCCGATGCTTGAACAGATGGTG